TGTAATTGTTTGTAAAATTGTTTATACTGTTCTGCATCTTTTAATGCTTCATCTCTACTATCTATTAGTTTTTCTATTCTTAGTTTAGCTTCTTGCAGTTGCATCTGTAATGAATTAACATACAAGTAAGACGTGCTTAAATAATTGCTTATTATTTCAAGCTGTTTGCTATCGGGTTTTTGCTTTAATCCTTTTAGCACAACATCACTTGCTGCTCCAAAATCCCCTTGAAACTTTAACTCAAACAGTTGCATCTCTATATACTTTAGCGCATATTGCTAATCGTTGGTCGGTGTTCTTAAACTCCTTAACCATTGTTGGGTCTGTTATACATCTTTGTATAAACTCATTCCTTTTCTCGTTCTTCTTCGGTGTTGGTATCGGCATCTTTTAATTTATTTACTACTTGTTCTAATATCATATACAGCTTTACTACGTGCTGCTCTAATTCTGTTATACGTGCAGATTGACTTGCTCTCTTTTTATTCATATATGTTTGTTATTATACTTTGTTCCTCTCTTAGCAAATATACACTTTTTTTTCTTTTGTTAGTATTCCACATAGTAGTTTTTGGGCAATACAGCTCATCAGGGTCATCTAAATTTAAATCATTAAGCCAAAACATATAATTACCTTTTGGGTCATTTACGAAGTAAAACTTCTGTATATCGCTATCTAACTTCATAAGGTTTTTATACTTGCTAACCTCTAACATTTTAGTGTCGTAATACTTATCTCTAAACTTCATCTCAATAACACACTTTAAACCTTTAGGTGTTATACCCTGTGCATCAAAAGGGAGTGTAGTTTCGCCTGTATGTACTAACCTCCAACCGTCTAAATTAAGCGAAGCTACTAAGGCTTTTTCAAACTTAATTATTTTTTCTATCTTCATATACCTTGTTTATTTGTGCTATCCAATTCTTGATGCGCTTTGGGCTGCACGTACAAGGCTCGTGGTATGGGTGTGCAAATACATCAGCGTGTACTTGGCAAATCATTTTATACTCATCTGGTTGTAATCTATCGCTTTTAATATTTAAAAACGCTTCCCATTGTGTTATTTGGTGTTCGTCTAAATATCCTTTAGGCATTGCGGTCTATTGTTATTTCGTTCCACTTCTTTCTACGTTCATCACAACCACAGTCAGGATACATCTTTTTGTATATGTATCTTATCCCTGTGTACTTTGTAATGTAATATACTAAATCCCCTAATCTCATAACTTATCTTTTATCTTACGTTTAACTTTCTGATAGGTGTTGTATAAACTCCTGTATTCTATTGTGGTGTTTCTTGCTAAAGCAGATATGTTACCAGTATCTTGTACAAGTTCAAACACCTTTTTGTCGTACCAATGCATCTCGTTGAGTGCTTTGTTTACTTTGTCAAAGGCTTCTTCAAATAATTTCTCATCTTCCAACTCTACCTTTGTTTTACCTTCTATGATGTAATTTATGTAATCGTCTGTTAGGTCTACGACTTGTGTACGCTGCTCCTTACGACATAAATCCAAAAACATACTACGCAGTACCTTGTAAACGTAAAAGTCGTTTATATCGTCTTTATATGAAATATCAATACCATTCCTAATAAGCACCAATAGTTTTAAATACATCTCCTGTACCAAGTCTTCTGACGTGTCAGGGTTGCACCCCCAACTTCGGCAGTAGCTTATCCATTTATTGTGTTTGCTTGTTAGTATGTCGGTTATCATATAAGTTGCTGTTGTTCTCGTTTAGGATACTCTATTGGGTTTTTACCCTCTATCTTAAAGCCTACATTATTTAATACGCTTTCAAGTCTTATAGGTTCTTCCAATGGTGTTGGTCTGCCACCTGTATCTACGTCTTTAATTTTCTTTACGTGTAAGTGTGAATACATCCAATCACTTGGAGAATAAATATACCTGTGTATCACTAAAAAGTTATCGCACCTATTTACAAACTTACCACCACCCTCAACGGATGCTGCACTTGGTGGGATAGGGTGTCCTTCATAGTAATGTCCTTTAGAGTGTTTCATTCTTAGGCTTTCAGTAGCAGCGTGTGTACATACCCAAGTAGATATGTTATTTTCTTTGCAGAATATGCGTATCTCGCTTGTTGCTTGGTAATCGTATTCGTGTCCGCTAATACCCTTTAAAACTTCCTTATCCTTATTTAATGAGTTGTAAGGGTCTAACAAAAACCCCTGATACTCCCAAGCCTTTTTTACGTGTTGTGCTAAATCTAATAGTGATTTGTAAGTGTATAATTTAGAAGCATCAACAAACTTAAAATGCTCATCAATCCATTTAACTCTTTCCTTGTAGTGTGTTTCTTCTATTTTGTTTATTGGTTTGCCTTCTAAAAACTCTACTATCTTGCGTATAATAGAATATGGCTCATTCTCACTACTGAAAACAAGCCACTTTATCTTATGTTTTAATGCATATAAGGTCATCAAGTAAAGCACCAACGATGTTTTGCCTACGTTAGCGTGTCCTAAAATTATATTAAAATCGCCATACTTAAACCTAAAATGCTCATCAAGTCTTGGAATACCAAGCCTTAACCCTGTTTTCAAAGTTCCTGCTCGGTATTCGTCTAACTTTTTTATATGTTGATTAATCTCTATTAACATCAGAAAGGTAAATCTTCTTCTCTGTCGGGAGAATGTTGTGCAGTAGTTACCTCTTTTGATTTTTGTATTTCATAGCTGTTAAGCATAGAATATAATCCCTTCTCGCTTTTAGCTATTGTAATAGGAATAGAGCCTCTGCTGTTTACGTTTGCTCTATTCTCGTTTATCCAAGCAATCATTTCATCTGCGTTAATCTTAATATCACACACAATCCAATCTTGCTTATTTTCAAATACTCGTATTCCGTTTACCCAAGTCTTAGTCATTGTTAATCCAATTTAAAAATGTTTGTGCTGTTTTTACTACGTCATCTGCTGTTGATGAAGTTCCTGCGTGGAACTCCGAAGCAGCTTTAATTACTGTTTGTCTAATAATGATTTGGTCTTTATTAGTGTAATTAGCTTTTGGCTGATAAGGTTCGCCATTACCTCTTGGAAAGTCTTTGTTTACAATCTTAGCCTTGTTTTTGTTTTGGTCTAAGTCGTATGTTACTTCCGTTCCCACCTCGTACTTAAACTCTCCGAGTGCGTACATATGTGGGTTGTGTCCGTTGGCAAATGTTACGTTGTATTTATTCATCGTCTTGCCATCTCCTGTTTTAAAGCTATCTGTTTTGTTTACAGATACTATCTTACTTGTATAATTCATCTTCTTGTATTTGATTGGTTAGCACCTCTAATTTAGCTTCAAGTTCTTCTACTCTTTTTCGAAGTACTTCGGTTTCTGCTTCTCGTAACCGTAATAAATCCTCTATATATGTCATATGGCAAATATACAAATTATTTTTAATAAAAAAAGGGTCAGTTATAAACCAACCCCTTTTCATACAAACATATAGAGAAACTAACCTACAAGACATAGGTTATATTGTTGAATACTTATGTATTAATTCGTTTAAGTCATCGTTGGATAACTTTACTGTGTTACGTGCTTTTTGTTGTAATTGTTCAGCAGTACCCTTGCCATACTTTATATCTAAGTTTAAGCCAAATATGTACTGCTCCCCTTGCCCAAATAAATTGCATTTAGGACATTGTACCTGTACGTTTACGTCATCCCAACGTGTAGCATAGTGTTTTCTACTCATAAAGTGTCCTGCGTGTAATCTACTTACGTCATCTATTTTGCCACAAGTAAAACATTCAGCTTTGCCATTCTTAGAATATCTATTCCTTATGTATAGGCTGAATACTTTGTCTAATTTTTTTACTATCTTACTTCGTGTCATTTGTCAATAGCTTGTAAAAGCGACTTACCAATAGGCTCACTAATAGACTGTATTGCTCTATATATTTTTCTTGACATACGCTTTACTTCTTGCTTCTCACTTTTTGTGCTGTCAATACCTAAGTTTGTATATAGGTTGCAATCTAATTCTAAAAGTTTGTCTATTTTCTCTTTGTCTGTTATTTGTTCTGCTAATATATTCTCTATCATATGTCAAAGATAACCATACTACTAAACATCTAAAAAAATACTTTTAAACACATATATATTAATTACTATATACTTGTTTTTATTTATTTGTTATATGTTATATATTAGTTAATACTATATATAGTTAAATGATATATAGTAGTTATATTATATATTATATATATTATATATATCTATATATAGCTATATATTACTTACGAATTTTATTAAACTTTTCAAAACCTCTGCTACCAAAATACGCTACATAAACAGTAACAAGCAAAGTTTTAAGAAGTTCAACCCAAGCTGCATCTATATCAAAGCTGATATTCATACTATCCAAAACTATATAAAGTGTAGTAGCAACCGTAAGATAAATAAGTGTTAATGGTCTTGTGTTTTTACTTAGCCAACTATCAGAAGCCATATCCGCATCCCAACGCTTAGATACTTCTTCTATTTCTAAAATATCCATTTTAAGCAGTTCTAACGCCTTTTCTTTTTCAAATGGGCTTAGGGTATTGTCCTTGTCTATTAAGTTCTTTAAAACGCCTAATAAGCCCTTATCGGGCAATGTATCGCTTAAATTCTTAAACAGACCTTTCTCGCCAACAAGAAACTTGCCTACTTTAGTATCCTTGAATTTCTTTTTCATATATTCTAATTTGAAACTGTACTATAAATAAATAAATGTTTAACTCATCAAAGTTATACTCATCATTTTTAGGATAGTAACTTAAACCACCTATAAAGGATGTTGGAAATAAAGAAATTATTGCTACACTTATCATTAGTACGTTAGTTTAGTAAGTCCATATTACGCCCTGTACTTTATCGGTATCTATGTCAGCGTGAATAAAAGTATCTGCTACTCCTATCCTACTAAACCCTACATCTAAAAGGCAATTAATTAAATCAAATCTATCTTTACTATTGGTACAGGCTATATCTACTGCAAGTCCTTTTGTATGACTACTGCCTTCTGCACCGCCAACAGCTTCATTGTGTTGTTCTGTTCTGTAACCGCTTGTAATGTGTATAGGCTTATCGAATTTATCTCGTACATCGTCTAACATTTCAAGTAGGGTCTTATCCATCATTTGTCCTGAACCTTGCACATCAGGGCTATCAAACTCGCTGTAATTAAAGTACTTCACTTCTTATTTCTTAGTTGCCACCACTTCTGTACGGTATATCCAATAGAAACTACTAATAGCAATAATTTTAAACTATCTTCTATAAGGTCAAATGTACTGACTGTTATCGCTGATAAATTTAGCAAATATATTCTAAGAGTAGTCAAATCCATTTTATTAGTTGTTAAAAGACCACCCTGCAAAAGTGTGGACACCGTTACCTTCTACTTCAATTTCTTTAGACACCCAACCATAAGGGAATTGTATCTCTGTTACAGCAGGAGTAATTACGTTACCTTCTTCGTCAAGTACAGCAGCTTCTGTTTCTTCTGTAATCTCTGATGCCTTCCAAAGAACATCAACAGAATACTTGTCTGCAAGTACAGGCGCAGTAAGCTCGTTGCCTTCCTCATCGTAAGTGCCTTCAGTTACTACTACGTGTCCTAATTTAACAACCGTATGGCTGTGTGAAGGGTGGCTATTCCCTTCCTCATCTTCTTGGTGTGGTAGAGCAGCAATTCTTGTTTCTGCTAACTCTTGAGTTTCAAACTCATATTTTTTAAATATATATTTCATTGTATTAAATTAACTTGTTAATGCTATTAGTTCTGCGTCTGTTAGTGCGGTGTTGTAAACTCTTACGTCTTTAACGTTTCCGTAGAGAGGTAAAGAATTTGTATAATTAAAATTAAATTCACTCAAACCTATTGGCATAGATGCAGATGTATCTGATGTTCCTTTGACACCATTTACCCATATAGTTACTTCGTTTGATTTGTATAAAAGA